GAGGACGGCGGAATCCCCCTCCTGTCGGTGATCTGGGCCCTGGCCTTCGCCGGGATCATCCTCACCATCGCCAAGCTGGACATCCCCCGCTGGCTCACCAGCGTCATCTATCTGGTGATGGGCTGGCTGTCCCTGGCGGCCATCGTCCCTCTGGTGCGGCTGCTGCCAACGTCGGGGATGGTGTGGCTGGTATTGGGCGGCGTACTGTACACCGTGGGCGGCGTGCTGTACGCGGTGAAGTGGCCGGGCCGGAACAATCCCCGCTTCGGCTGCCATGAGATCTTCCACGTGTTCATTCTCCTGGGCTCCCTGTGCCATTTCTTCCTGATGTACCAGGTAATCGCCCACCTATGAGCCAAATAAAAACCGTCTGAGCTCCACAGGATCTCAGACGGTTTTTTGCACTTATTTTTTAGGCAGGCTCAGGGGCTTGATCTCATGCAGGTACACCCGGCGCAGGAAGACGGTGCACAGGGTCAGGGAGAACAGCTCCGCGATGGGGAAGGCCCACCACACCAGCTCCAGGTTTCCGGTGAGGGAGAGCAGGAAGCCCACCGGCAGGAGGACCACCAGCTGCCGCACCACGGACACCGTGAGGCTCAGCACCCCGTGGCCCAGGGCCTGGAACACGGAGGAGCACACAATGGCGTAGCCGGCAAAGAGGAAGCTCAGGGAGATGATCCGCAGGGCGGGCACGCCGATGGTGAGCATGTCGCCGCTGTCCCCCTCCGCCCGGAACAGGTTCAGCATGACGTCGGGGGCAAACTGGAAGATCAGCAGGCCCACCAGCATGATGCACACCGCGTAGGTGATGCTGAGCTTGATGGTCTTCATGATCCGGTCGGGACGGCGGGCCCCGTAGTTGAAAGCCACAATGGGCACCATGCCGTTATTCAGGCCGAACACGGGCATAAAGATGAAGGACTGGAGCTTGAAGTACACTCCGAAGACCGCCGTGGCGGTGGTGGTGAAGGAGATGAGAATTTTATTCATGCCGAACACCATCACCGATCCGATGGACTGCATGATGATGGAGGGGATGCCCACGCTGTAGATGCGGGCGATGATCCGCCCGTCCGGACGGAAGCCCCGGAACTGGAACTGAATGTCGTGGTTCCGGGTCAGGTTGAAGAAGATGGACAGGCAGGCGGCCAGGATCTGACCCAGGACGGTGGCCAGGGCGGCTCCCGCCACCTCCATCCGGGGGAAGCCGAACAGTCCGAAGATCAGAATGGGGTCCATGATGATGTTGATAATGGCGCCCACCGCCTGGGTGATCATGGTGTAGAAGGTACGCCCGGTGGCCTGGAGCACCCGGTCAAAGGTGATCTGTACAAACAGGCCCACCGACAGGCCGCAGACGATGGTCATGTACTCTGTGCCGTAGTCCACAATGGCCTGCTGGCTGGTCTGCACCTGGAAAAAGAACCGGGAGCAGGTCAGGCCGATGGCCATGAACACCAGGCAGCTGAGGACGGCCAGGAACAGTCCGTTCATGGCGGCGGCGTTGGCCCGGCGCTGACGGCGCTCGCCCAGGCTCTTGGACAGCAGGGCGTTGATGCCCACGCCGGTTCCCACGGCCACGGCGATCATCAGATTCTGTACCGGGAAGGCCAGGGAGACGGCATTCAGCGCGTCCTCGCTGATCTGGGCCACAAAGTAGCTGTCCACCACGTTGTAGAGGGCCTGCACCAGCATGGAGATCATCATGGGGATGGCCATGGACAGCAGGAGCCGGTTGACCGGCATGGTGCCCATTTTATTTTCCGCAGGGGGCTGACGTTCGCTCATCACACACAACTCCTTTTTCTTTTCATCTCTTTTCTTGGGGCAAAGACGGGGAAAGCCAATATTTTGAGGGACCAAACATGTACCTGGAGACCACCCAACCGGCCTTCTGGCCGGCGGCGCTTTTGCGCCGTACAAGCGTTTTCGCCGCAGGCGGAAACCTTGGCCCAGGGCGAATTCATTTCGCCCGAGCATTTTAAATCAAAGGGTGGAGCCGCCCTCCGGGCGGCGAAGCCCAAAAAGAAAGACATCTGCAACGCAGATGTCTTTCTTTTTGGTGCGGCTGACGGGAGTCGAATTGCTCAACCAAAAGGACGACGCTCTCTGATGGTTGAATTATATACTAAACCGAGATTTTTTTCAACTTTTTAATAACATTTTTTCTCTTTTAAGGTGATAATATTTTCCCTTATAAAGGGCAAAAAAAGGGGAAAATTACACAAAAATCAAAGCCGCACAGCTGCGATCAATTTTTACTTCATGCGGGGTCCTTCTTGGCCGCCCTCACAGCGGCCGTGGCCATGACCATGCCCTCCTCACGGGTCATCAGATCTCTGGGGCGTGCGCCGTCCGCAGAGATCCCCAGGGCTACGGCGTCGGCCACCAGGCCCGGCATGGTGGCATTTTGGGCGGCCAGCTCCTTCTGGTAGCGGGCCATATATTCCTTCCACTGCTCGTAAGTCATAGTGTCAGTCTCCTCCTGAAGGCGACGGGTAACTTCCTCGGCAATCTCTCCTTGCCGGTCCAGCAGGTACTGCCCAGGGCAGGCCTTGGCCGCAAACCACCGATGGACGGTCAGGACCATCTCGTTTTCGGCCGGCTGGTAGGCCAGGGTCTTGTCCTTGTCTCCCAGCCACACCAGCCGCTGCTTACCGTGCCGCCGGCAGATGTCGGTACAGAGGTCCAGCAGGGCCTCGTACGCCTCGTTTGTAACTGCGTAGGGGTGGGTGGTATCACTGGCCGTTTCGATGGTAATCGCCCGGCTGTCGTTGGAGGGACTGGAGCTGCACCAGGCCCGGTCGGACTCCGGTACACACAAGCCGATGGAGCCGTCACAGCCCACCACATAATTGCAGGAGGCCCCGCCAACGGGGTCATAGTTGACAAACCGGCTCCCACTGCACCCCTGCTTGGCAGTCACCTGGCCCACGTAGCAATGGATCGTGATCCGGTCCACGGTGCGAGTCCGGGGGCTGCTCCGGTTGGGACTGATCCTCGTGTAGGTTACCAGCGGACTGTTGTTCATTCGGCTTCCGCCTCGCCGCTGGGCTCGTCTTCGCCGGCGTCGCCGTCCTCGGCCTTGGCCGCATGATAGGCGTCGTCACTGCCCAGTTGTTCCAGGACCAGGGCGTCGAACTTGGCGCGATTGCCCTCCAGGTAGAGCGTGCGGAGATCTTCTTCGTTTCGGCCCAGCACGGATCTGGCCTCCCGCTCGTTCATGGTCTCCCCGGTGGTGTCGGAGACGATCTGGGTGTCACCCGTCCGGGTCATCTCTTTGCGCAGTTCGCCCTGAGCCTCTTCGGGAGACTCCCCCTCCATCTGGTGCTGAATGTCGATATACTTCCACAGATATTCGGTACACCTCATGATTTGTTTCTCCTTTCAGTCTTTGAAAAATATTGGTTCAGCTTTCGCTGTCGCCATCCAGTTTTTCCCCGGCCTGATCCACCGCAGTTTTTCCAACTGCCAGCAATTTGATCAGCCAGCTAGGGACCGGCGCCCCCATTTCGGCCGCATTTTCTGCCATCGATCCCAACTCCGTGATAATGTACCACACTAACACAATCGGACAGACCATCCCGCTATACTCGATAGGCAGGGAGATCCCTGGCAGATGCTGAAGCACCATGGAGATCAGCAGGTCTGCTAAGGCGGCCACAATGACCACCACAATCATCCCTGCTTTGTGCCAAATGCCCTCTCTGGCTTTGGCCGAGCTCCAATCCCCGTCCTTGGCTGCGGCCGCGCTTCCGGTGATATAGTCCAATGCCATGCACAGAATCCAGCCTAACACCAGCCACCCCATCCACCCCCAGAGGCCCGTGAGGGCCCCTGTTACAGCAGCAACAGCCATCTTGATGCCATTGATATGGTTTTCCATTTGATTCACCTCCTCCCTTATCTACTACTGGCCCTGTACCTCCTCAACGGTCCCCAGGTCCGTCCAGGAGCCGGGAAGCTGGGAGGGCGGGTAGACTGTGTTGGCCTGGGTGCACTTCCACACATGGCCGTCCTCGGTGCAGCACTCGTCTGTCTGATACATCCCCCGCGTGCCCTGGGGCTCTGCATAAGGGGTGGCCTTGGCCGGGTCGGTGGTGTGGCAGATGTCCCACAGGCTCACCGCCTGGTCCGGCGACCAGTCCGGCTGCTCCGTGGCGTCGTGCTGCTGCCAGAGTTTGTACACGATCCCATTCCACTTGTAGGGGGTCCCGATAGGCACGCTGGAGTAATCCCGCTGCCGCCAGGTGGGGATGGTGTCCTGGCTGGCCATCAGCTCGGTCCCGTCCGCTTCGTTGGAGACAGCCCGGGCGGCCAGGGCCGCCGCATCCGCTTTACCCCGGGCCTTCAGCTCGTCCTTGGCCATGGTTACAATATCAGCCATTGCTCTCTACTCCTTCCTCATAGGCGGCCTGCAGGTCGGCCTTGACCGTCTCGGCGGTGCCCGCGGCCTCCAGCTCCTCGATGGCGGCCGCCTGGCTGTCAATGGTGGCCGTCTGGGTCTGGATGGTCTCTTCCTGCTGGGCGATGGTGCTGTCCTTTTCTGCGATAGTATTCTGCTGGGTCTGAATGGTGCCCGCCTGCTCCTGGATGGTCCCCTGGAGCTCCGTCACCTGGGCCTGGTAGCCGGTGACGTCACCCAGGTACTGGGTTCCCACCTGCAGCACCACATGATAGCTGCGGGTAGCGGCGCTGTACTGGATATCCTTGACGGTGAAACCGTAGCCCGCGGGCAGGATACACTCCCCCTCGATGGTGGGAGGGTCCCAGTTCAGGGCCTCGATCTTCTCCAGGGAGGCGTACTCCCGCTCGAATACCACCCGGTACTCCCCGTTGGCCCCGCCCCGCAGCACCAGGCCGCAGGACAGGCCGCCGATCTTGAACTTGTCTCCGTATAAGCTCATACAACTGTCTCCTTTCATTTTGCCAAAAACGGCATCATGTTTCTGGGTCTCACACGCCCTGCCGCCTGGTAACCCCGCCGGGCGGCTTCTTCCTTCAGAGCGCTCTTTCGAGCAGCCTGCTCCTGACTCTGGGCGGTCTCCGGCAGCTCTACATCTGTCAGCTCACCGGCCTCGTCCACCACCGGGGTAACCCACGGGTAGTACATCCGCAGCTTCTTCCCCAGCTTGGAACCACGGGACACCTCCCACCACTCCTCCGGAGAGAGCTCCGGCGCCGTCCGAAAGGTGTATTCCCATTCCACGGGCACCTGAAGCCCGCTCTTGGTATCCAGATGGTTTTCTCCTGTCCAGAAGGTATCCAGCACCCCCATGGTCTGTTTATGGATCAACACGGGCCGTCACCATCCTCTGGAGCTTCACGTAGGTTTCCGGGTCCAGTCTGGCCCCGATGGTGTCTCCTGCCGGCTCCGGGAGCTGCCCCACCTGGATTCCCAGCCGCTTCAGCCGGCAATAGGCCGCCCGCACGGTCTGGGGCTTCAGGCCCAGCTCCTGGGCCACCTGGTCCACACTGTCCCCCGCCTCTCGCCGGCGGGCCAGCTCATAGTTGTACCGGCTCAAGCCGCCCACCTTTTGCCCTCGGAAACAAAATCTGTAATAAAAATATAAGGCCATGTTGGTTTGGAGGCACAGAGAGAACTTGTCCGCCCCCTCCCAGTTACGGATCTCCGGCCGGGTGGTGGCCTCACCCCTGGCCCCCAGCTGCTGGACGGTCTTTCCCGCCCGTGTCAAGGTGCGGCTGACGGTGCTCTTCTCCAGCTCCAGCTTGTCCGCCAGCTCCTCCTGAGTCTTCGGCCACTTGGACAGCACCAGCAACATGAGCTGCCTCTGTCGGTCGGTGAGCACAGGAACCTTGGAGAGGTACTTTGTCCAATCAAACCCGCCCCGGCCGTCGGCACATTCCTGGATCATCCGCTTGGAGTCCACCCAGGCCTGCATCCGGTCCAGGCCCCGCCGTACACAGCGGCTCACCGTGGACTTGTTCACCCCGTGCTCCTGGGCGATCCGCTCCAGGGAGAGGCCCTGATTATAGTAGGCGTCCAGATAGATCCTCTGGCGCTCTGTCAGCCGCTCCGAGCCCTCGGCCATCCACTGCTGCAGCTGATCCATAGAGGCTCCCAGCTCCACCGGGTCGCCGGCCTCCACCTGGTCCCAGGTGTGGCCATCCAAGCCGCTCCAGACTACATTGTTCCGCTCGAAGAAGTCGAAGGACATGGCTCCAATGTCCAGCCTCCGGTTCTTCCGGGCGCGGGCCTTGCGCTCCTTGGGCGGGTCCAGAAAATCGATCTGCTCCTGGAGCTCCCGGATCATGGTCCCGTAGGTGCGCAGCTTCTGCCGCAGGGCCTCCCGCTCCGAGGCGGAACCAGCGGCGCGCAGCCGCCTCTTGTACTCCTCCCGGCGGGCCCGGAGCTTATCCATCTGGACCCGAAATTCCTCCAGCTGGGTCATGTCAGCACACACAAGTCTCCGGCGAAGGGGTCTCCCCGGACCACTAAGTCCTGGGTTTCCAAGTCCCAGTAGACCTGGGCCTCAATCGCACCCCAGCCGCCGGCCACCAGCTTCCCGTCCAGATCGTACTTGGTCACCGTGCCCACATTGTCGGCCTTCCGGCGCAGCCGCAGGCTTTGGAGCACCACATCCGTGCACAGGGAGTCCAGGGTAGCGGAGGAGCCGTCCAGGGCGGGGATATAGGCCGCTGTCAGCACCTGGTCCAGCGTAACAGCTGACGCCGCCCCGGTGATATCCCTATCCTGCCAATCGAAGCCCTTCTCCGCGGCCTTGGCCTGAGCCTCCGTGTCCGAGGTCAGCACCTTCTCCAGCAGGTAATACTGCACCTGGTGCCAGGTGAGCTGCACATGGCCGTCCTCGGCGGTGGGGTAGGTGTCCGGGGCGCTCTCGTTGGCCGCCAGAGCGGCCTTCATGGCGGCGGTAATGTCCAGCCGACCCTGAGCGGCGGCGTCTCCGTAGTAGTCCAGAGCCGTCCGGTCCACCCGCTGGCGGACAACCGACATGGTGTACTTTTCCGTGGGAGTCATGCCGTGCTCCGTCTTTGGAATGTGCAGCGCTCCGTCCTCGTCATCCCACTGCTCCACCTCGAACACCCGCCGCCAGGCGCCCAGCTGGGGCAGCTGTTCGGGCACCACCTTGCCATCCTCCCCCAGATCCGCTTTTTTGTCCAGGTCGGCCTTGTCCGCCTTGGCGTCCAGCTCCTCCCTGGTGGCGAAGATCAGGGAGGTATCAATTACCGTACTCACATTGGCGGCGTTGTCAAAGGACAGCTCCATGCCGAAGACGAACTCCCGGAGCTTTACGGTCCCTGCCTCAATGGTCTCGCCATTCCCCCTGGCCTCGCCCACTGCGTACAGGATTTCTCCCTCGTCCGGGTCGGTGGCCAACAGGCCCAGCTCCTCCCACACAAATTCCGACATACCTGTGTTGACGAACTGCCCCAGAATGGTAGCCTTGTTCCCAGTGGTGGAACAGGAGGAGATCGGGAGGTACTGCAGCGGCGACACTAGGGCCGTCATATCCTCCACAGCCAGCTCCGGAGCCAGCACCCCGGTGCCCATCTGCCACCGGGTAACGGGGATCTCCGCCCCGCTGGGGGTCTTGGCCAGCAGGGCCTGCCCCTTTTTGGTCAAAATACAATTTGGGATCGACATCGATCAGCCCTCCTAGCTCTGTTTTAGGATGATCCGCTCACTCAGGCGGGACAGCGCTCCCACATAGGCCTCCACCTGCCACTTGGGCATATGGTACGGCTCCTGTCGAAGCAGGAAATACTCTGCACTCCGGGACACGAAGGCCGCGTATGCATAGCTGCGGCAGGTCTCCCGGTACTTCACCGCCCACTCCAGATGGGCGGGCTTCAGCTCGTTGACAATGGCGGCCAAATCCTCCGGGTGGGTGATTGGACCAATAGTCTCGGTGTACCAGATCTCAAAGCGGTACTGGTCAAAGAGCTCCAGGATCTCCACCGCACTGTCAGAAAAGGCCTCCGCAATCCCCTGGAGCTTGGCTACGGTGGTGACGCCGGTTCCTTTGACCTTGGCCAAGATCCGGCTGCGCCGCCGGCTCTCGTCCATGGAGTAGTCCACCGGCAGGCCATAGGCCCTCTCCCATAACTCCAGGCCCCAGCCGCTGGCTGTGCTGGGATACAGCTGCTCCAGCGTCAGCTCCCGGTCCGCCTGAAGCTGACCGGCCAGCAGGCCCAGCACCCGCTGAAGCTCCGCATCCTGGGGGCTGATCTGGTAGTGCTGGGGGAGCTGTGTGATCAGCGTCACGACACGTGCACCTCCTTCAGCACCGGCACACTGTTGGCCGGGATGGAGATGTCCGCTGTGGTATCATTCACCGTGAGTGTGGAAAAGGTCTGCACCCCGTCGATGGTCAGCAGCAGCGCCAACACCCGGTTATAGTAGAGGGTGTAGGCAGTATCCAGTTCCGGCCCGTAATAGATGGTCTGGTACTTTTGCTGGATCAGGGTCTTAAAGTAGTCCCGGAGCCGGGTCTCAAACTCTGTTTGGACCTCTGTGGCAGAGGTACCGGATACCGTGATCACAGCGATCACAGAGATCTCCAGCTCCGTGGCCGAGGCCACCGTCACCGAGGCTCCGGCGGGCCGCTTGGCCTGAATATTCTCCTGTACCTCCGCCACGATCTCCGGCGACGCTGCCTCAAAGTTGCTGTCTGCCACTGTCACGCCCACGGTGCCGGCTCCGTTGACCAGCTCCACGACCTTGGCCTCTCCAACGCCGCTGACCTCCATGGCCCAGCCCCGGTAGTCCCACCCGTTTCCACTGGTGCGGGGCCGTTTTCTTGCCTCGTCTACCCGGCCGAACAAGGCGGCGTCGCTCTCCTCGTCGGTTCCGCCCTCGCCCTGGGTGTTTACATAGCTCTCCAGACCGCTGACATTGACATACATCTTGGACAGAGTTCCAGGGGCAATATTGTAGGCGCTGCCCACCTCCGCCGCTTCCAGCTCCCCTACGGCAGTCCCCGCGGCTCCGATGGTCACAGAGGACTGTAAGATAAACTGCAGACCGGTCGCTGTGAGAAACACAGTCCCTGCGGAGAGAGTCGTCCCTGGTTTCCCGGTGAGGGTAACAGCGCACCGGGTCTTGGTGCCCTCCCGGCGCTCCAGGTTATGATAATCCCTGGCCACCAGGTCAATAAATTTCCCGCTGCTCTCGTCCACAAACAGCATCGTGAGCACTGCGGGGAGCGCCTTATAAGTCTTGCTCATCTCCCGGCAGATCGGGCCCATCACGCCGTCGGTATAGCTGCCCGCCATGGTGGAGATCCCCGCCGCCGGATCAATGGCCGCCAGCGCGTCCCGCTTGATGTTCTCTGTGGTTCGATCCTCAAACATCGATACGCTCCTTCCCATATACGGTAGAGAACTCCACTGTCATGTGTAGGGTGCTCCCCTCAAAGCGGGTGTCTGATACCCGCACCTCGCGGATGTAGGGGGAGACCAGCAGGGCCTCCTTCACATACCGCTCCGCCTCAGATTTTTTGGTCTCCGCCTGGTACGGCTGCCCCACCAGGTTCTCCAGCTCACAGCCGTAGGACCAGGAGAAATGGGGATACCGGTACCGGGCCGTGGCGATGGCCCTCCATGCCCAGCCTTTGACCGCCTCCAGACCGGTGACAAACACCGGGTTGCCGCTCTCCCACACCGGGCGGCCGGTCTCATAGTCCATAAGCACATCCCGATAGAGAGGCAGATCCTGGCTCTGGACTGCCGTGGGGGCAGTAAACATGGGGAACAGAGTCGTACTCATACCAGGCGCACCACCTTGCATAGAAGATAGTAGGCTTGCTCGTCCTCGGTAAGCAGCACCACCCGGTCTCCAGCCGTCAATGCGAATTCAGACCGGGTCAGCTGATCCTTTGTCACCGGGGTGTTCGTCCCTCCGTCCGGACAGGTGCCAGGCAGGCTTCCGATGAGCTTGGGACTGTACCCTTCCAGCAGAGCCTCATTGATCCAGATGTCCGCCGTCGTGAGGACATTTCCTCCGCATTGGACCTGAAGGCCCTCCTGGGAGCCCACTAGGACCTGGCCGATGGCCAGCGCCATAGGTCCCTGGCTTCCCGAGCCCATCTGCCCCATGGCGGACAGGAGCAGGCCCACGCTCTCGTCCAATGTCTTGGCCATCTCTGTTCCCCTCCTATCCCATTAAATTCCGAAAGTTCAGCTTAAACTTCCCAAAGTGCTGACCGTTTTTCCAGGTGTGGGTATCCCCGTCCACCCAGAATAGGCCGCTCACGCCGCTGCCGGTGTCCCGAAGGATCACCGCGGCCCCGGTGATCAGGTCCAGGGGCGGGTCCAGCACTTCCACGGTCAGGTTCTGCTGCAGGCCGTTGTCCTCCAGCCAGGCCTGGGCCTCCGCTCCCGCGTCCTCTCCGGCGCGCTGGGTGATGATGTGCTCCAGGCGGCCGTTGAGCCCCTGGGAGCCTCCGTCCTCGACCCGGCGCACCAGGGCTCCGTCGTCGGTATATATGGCCACGCTGTTGCACAGGTCTGTGATGTCCCAGGTGTTGGTTACTCCCATGGTTTGAGCGATCTCCAGGCTGGCGGAGGATGGCTTCTCCACCACCTCCAGGGCCCCATCACCGCTGAAGCGGATCAGGTACCGGCGTCCATTTCGTTCTCCCGCCATGGTGTACATCTTGCGGATGATCTGATCCAGAGAGTCCCGGCCGGGGAAATTCTGGGTCAGGGGCACGCCGGTGGAGGCCAGGGAGCCCACCGGGATGCCGAAGTCGCTGCAGATCATGGACGCGGCGGCCTCCGCGGTGGCATTCGTGAATTTATAGCGCCCCTTGTTACCCACCAGATACCGCCCCCGGTCCAAGGCAGACACATTGACCACCACAGACTGGGTGTTGGTGGAACACTGGAGCAGCGGACCGAAGAACAGGTTCCGGCTCTCCGCCTGCATGGTCAGCCAGGCCCCCTCCTCCAGGGGCGGCGTCTCCACGCTCCCGTCCCGGGGGACTATCAGGGCGGCCGTCAGCTCCCTGGCAGTCTGCCGCACATCTCCCGTCCAGGAGATGGACTGCACCAGTTGGGTGGTATCCCGGTTCTCTCCACCGCCCGGCGCGGTGACCAGGAAACGATAAGCATATCCGTCTGCCATCAGCTCTGTACCTCCAGCGCCAGGTTCCACTCATCTCCCGTCCAGGTGCTGCGTACATATCCATCCAGGGACCTGCTGCTGTCATCGTTGGCCGCCGGCAGATTGTCCGAAGGCGGAATAGTCAGTACCTGGCCTGGGTAGATCAGGTTTGGGTTGGAGATCTCCGGATTGGCGGCCGCCAGCTTTTTGTATTCGGTCCCGGCCCCATAGAACTGCTCCGCAATGGTCCAGAGGCAGTCCCCAGACTGCACCGTATAAGTCTTTGTGGACGACGCCCCCGTCTGGCTGTCCCGCTGGGTTGAGGCTCCGCCTCCGGACAGGGAGAGCACCGGGGTCTCTAACCGGCGCCACTGCTTCATCACAATGGTTAAGTACAGATCGTTGGTCCCGTCCCGCTCCCCCTGGGTGATCTCCTCAATCAGCACCGAGGCGTTGACGGATGTCCCAGATACGATCCACTGCAGCTGTGCTCCTGTGTCACACCACACCTCCAGGTCGTACAGGTAACCGTATGGGTCCACACGGCCGCCGGGGACAATAAATGGGTACTGCTTGGCGGGGAGCAGCACATCCTCCAGGGTGCAGTCTCCCATTTTATATCCACCGTGCAGGGTGGCCTCTCCCAGCTGGTCCAGGCTCACGGTCTCCAGCTTGGTGGGGTGTCGCCAGAAATACCGGGCGGGCGTGACCGGCAAGATCAGCTCCTTGCTGGTAGCCGGCTCCACGAAGGACATAATCCGTAGCATTGTGACTCACCCCCGATATCCAGCTAAGATCTTCCGTACTGCGGTATCCGCAATGGCCTCCGCCACTGCTGTCTCGTCCATGCCGGCCCCAAAGGTGTTTCCGGAGACCGTAACGGAGACATTTGGCGCGGAGCCGCCCTGATCCATCGCCCTGGCCTGGGAAGCGGTGAGAACCCGCTCCCCCTCATGGAGATAGGTCAGATAGTTGTCGTAAGGCACCCGGTCCAGGCCCCAGGCGTTTTGGCCCACAAAGCTGTTCGCTTTGCTGATGGCACTGGAGACTGTGTCCAGAAGTGTGGAGCCGGTCCCCTTGGTCTTTTCCTGCTCCACTTCATAGTCCTTCCCCCAGGCGGCGCTGCCCAGGGCAGCGGTGTTCTCTCGGATAGCGGTGATCAGGTCCAGGTTCACATCGTGTAGCTCTTGGGACATCTCACTGGCGTCATAGGCGCTGTCAGCCATGGCCTGGGCCTCCTCCTTCAGCGCCTCGATCTGGCTGGCGATCACCGCCTTGTCCTCCTCGGTGGCATTTTGATACTGGTCCACCAGGGAGGTATATTGGTCGTGCATCTCCGCCAGGCGGTTCGCCTGGTCCTCGCCGTAGACGGTGGTGCTGGTTCCCAGTGTCAGAGCGGACAGGGCCTCCCGGCTGTACTGCCGATCCAGATTTTCCGCGATTGCCTTGCCCTCACCGATAATCTCATTGGCCTGGGCAAGGGCGTCGCCCAGCGCGCCGCCGTAGGCGTCGATGTCCGCCTGCAGGCCCTCTTTGGCCCTTTCGTTATACCCCTCGCCCATGGCGTTATCGATCTCCGTCATGGCGTCCTCCAGCGTGGAGGTGAGACCGTCAAAGGTCTGGGCCATGGTCTCCATGGCGCCGCCGTACATGGACTCCATACCGGCCTGGATGATGTTCACGGCCTCCTGACCGTTGATATCCCCGCCGGAGATCATGTCATAGATCTCCCCCTGGGTCTTGCCCATGGCGTCGGCCAGCATGCCGATCACATCCACACCCCGGTCCTGGAAGATGTTCAAGTACTCCAGGGTGGCCTTCCCGCTGCTGTTCATGCGGGACATGGCCTGTGCCATGATCTCCATGTCGCTGGCGGTGACGCCCACAGCGCTGCCGGCGTCTCCAATGGCGGTCATCAGCTCCAGCATTCGGTCCGGAGCGTCCCCAAAGCCGGTGGCCAGGGCACGGGACATGCTGGTGAGGTCCCCATACTCCATAGGGGTGTCCGCCGCAAGGGTGCGCAGATCCTCCAGGTACTGGTCTCCGACCCCCTGGCCCAGGAGCCGGTTGAAAGCGATGGCATCCAGCTCCCGCTGGGAGGCGGTGTCCCCGCCGGCGGACAGGCTCTCCTCCGCCGCGGCCTGCTGGGTATCGTAGAGGTCCGAATAATATTGCTTGAACGCGTCGTCTCGCCCCTGGGCGGCCTGGGAGCCCCCCTGGAGCAGGCCCAAGCCGCCGCCGATGGCTGCGCCCACAGCGGTGCCTACGGGCCCCAGGAGAGATCCCATGGCCGCTCCAGACAGGGCGCCAGAGATCCCGGAGGAGACCACTCCACCCACTTCAGATCCGAAGGTAGAGCCTACCACCAGATTTCCAAAGTCCAGGGCCACATCCCCGGCCATGTCCATCAAGCCGGCTTTGCCCAGGGCGGAAAGAACTCCGCCAACGGATGAGCCTGCGCGATTATCCGCCTTGCTGATGGCGTCAGTAGCGTCTAACAGGTCCCGCTCTGTCTGCCGGGCCTGCTTGCTGACCAGGTTCAGCTGGCGGCGGACATTCTCATAGTTTTGGTTGGCCCGCTCGAAGTCCGCCCTGGCCGCCTCCCGATCTGCCTCGGTAGCGGTATCTCCCAGCTCCTGAAGCGCCTTCTTGGTGCGGTCCAGTTCCTGCCGGGCGTCCTTCAGGTCGAAATTCTTCAGCTGGAACCGGGTGCTGTCCAGCTTGTCCAGTTGCTGCTGCAGGCCGGTCACATCCTGCTTGAAGGAGTTGACGGAGTTTTTCATGCCCACAATGGACTGGGACAGGTTATCTGTCACGCTGAAGGCAACACTGGCGTCTGTACGCTGGCTGGGCATTTAGATCTCACCGTCCTTTCTCCGCTGGGCATCTACGAACAGCGCCCGGATCACGGCCCGCTCTCCCGGCGGGCGGCCCAGATAGTCCATGGGAAATACCCCATGCTCCAACAGGAGCCGCTGGGCAAAGATCAGATCCGGGCGCTTCGTCAGTTTTTTTCCAGCTCTGCCACCGCTGCGGCCACGGCCTGGTTCTGCATATCCTCTTCCGAGACGGGCACCACGCTGCCTACGCTGTACCCGTGGAGCAGGTCGATGGCCCGACAGATCTTCTCCACCTCGCCCTTGCGCAGCAGTTTCTTCAGGGCGTCCACCGGCGTGGCGCACCCCTTTTTCTCCTTGTACCAGGCCTCCTGTTTCAACTCCGGGTGGTTGCTCACACAGGCCAAGATCAAATGGATCTGGGCGTCCCTTTCCTTGCTGATCCGTACCAGCTTATCATAGGGCAGCTCCTTCAGCTCCAGCACGATGTTCAGACGCGGAAGCTTGACAGCCGAGGTCTCCGGCTCAAACTCCGGCAGATCCAGCAGACTGTTGATGATAGAAGATTCTTTCTTACTCATGGTTCCTCCTCATTCCGATTCAATGGCGTCCAACAGCTCATATCCGCTGTAGGTAAAGGGGGCCGTGATACTGCCCACCGTGGCCGCCTGCCAGTCCGCCAGAGTCAGGTCATCAAAGCTCACATTGTACAAGGCAATCCGTTCCGCCCCCCATGCGTCCGGGTCCCGCAGCTTGGTGATCACCGTGCTCCGGTGGTCCTCTCCGTCCTGCAGTCCCTGACTGCGCTGGATGAATCCGGTGTCCACCTTGTGCATGGTCAGGCTGCCGGTGCCGCTGGCGCTGGTCGCTTTGGTATCGGTCATAAACTTACCGCACAGGTAAATAGTCTCTTTGTTCTTGGCCACCTTGGCCTGACAGGCGGTAGTCTCGGCGACTTTCTCGCCGTCCACCCAGACTTCGCCATAGGTGCCGTTGATAACCCGCTTTGCACTGTCAATCGTTCGTGCCATGTGTCATTCCTCCCTCACTTACGCCGCCGCAGCCAGCGTCTGGGCGTTGAACAGGATCTCGAAGTCCTCCATAGCGTCCACCAGGCGGCCGCCGCATTTGATAAAGACCCAGGAGCCGGTCTGATACTCCAGCACCTGCTGGCGGGTCAGGCTGGACACCTCTACCCCCTGAGAGCGAAGCCAGTTCAGCTGCCGGTCATAGTCGATCTCACAGTAGCTCGACCCCGGATTAAGTACCCCGGCCGTCTCCAGTTCCTGGAGGTACTGCAGAATGAAGGCCACCAGCAGCTGCTTGTTGTCGTAGGTGTTGGGGTACTGCCCCACATAGCTGTCCTCGATGGTGGTGCGCAGGAAGTAAGTGATCAGGTCCATGCCCTCCACGATCTTGATCTTCCGCCAGTCTTCGCTGCCCCCCGTAGGAATGGTGGTCAGACTGTTCACCGCCCGGGCAATTTTGGCCTTCTGGCCGTCGTGGATCAGGATCAGCTTTCCCGCGTCGATGGCGGTGGTCTGCTCCGTGGAGCTGCGGGCGGTGACCTCTGTCAGCTCCGGCAGGGCCGCGTAGGTGGCCGACATGCCCATGGGGATACCGCACAGGATACCTGCCATCCGTGCGCAGTAGGCCGCGGCGGTCACTGCGCCGGCGGCATTCTTCATGCCGGTCTCGTCAAATTCGATGATCCCCATGTTGTCGCTGCCCGCAGTCTTAAAGGGCCGTACCAGCTTCACTGTGCGGTATAGGGCCCGCTGTCCTTCTGTCCACTCATTCAGGACCTCCAGCTCGTCGTCCGTCACATCTGCAGGGGCGGCCAGGTAGTCCACCGACACCGACTCCAGCAGCTTCAGACCGCCCTCCAGAGCGGTGGTGTCGTCCGTCCCCGTGGCAATGACCACCAGGTAGATCAGACTGGGAGTGCCCCGGTCGCTGCCCTCAAAGGCCAGCTTGACCTGGGCCTGATTTGCCTCTCCCAGCTCCGACGGGATCATGGTGGCGCTGCTCAGCTTGTGCAGGCCCGGGGCTTTCGTGTCCCGCACGATCATGGCCTCATAGCCCTTCTTGGACCGGTTGATGGTCTGCTGGGCCGCCGCCTCAAAGGCGATCTGCAGCTTAGGCAGACCAATACTCGTGGGAGTGCTCATATCTATCCATCCTTTCCGTGGGCAGGCCCTACTCCCGGTTTCCCGGATAGCTGCTCACCGTGTTGTTGATTTCAAAATTCTCCATCAGCGGGATTCCGGCGGTCTGCTCGTCGTTGGGGTCCTCTGGGTCATGGTAGCCTGGCCTGGCGTCGATCCAGGAGGCGGTAAAGGTCACATAGGCCTCACCGGGGCCCGGCGCGTTCGCGGTGGCATAGACCGCGATCTGCCGGTCCCCCACTTGGATTGACGGGCCAGCAAACAGGGCCAGAACCGCGTTTTGGTCCGCCCGCAGTGCCTCGGTGCTCTCCACCGTGTAGGAATCCGTGGCGGCATACAGAGTAAGCTCCGCCTCAAAAGTCCACTCCACCAGGCCGATGTTGACATCGGTAAAACCGGCGTTGGTCACATACAAAAATCCGGAGGGCCGTTGGAAGTCTGCGGGACAGAAGTCCCGGTACAGCATCCGCTTTGGCCACAGCGTGGAGACCATGCCTGCAATGGTTTCCATCAAATCGATATAGGTCATAAGCGTCCCTCTAATCCGTTGAGAATCGTCTGAATCAGGTCATCCACTTCGGCCTGGCTCATGTTTGCCACATCTTGACGGACGGCCTGATAGAACCACTTACCGGGCACTGCTGCGGTTTTGTAGCGGGCACGGTACCGGTAACCCTTCTTGCTGCTTCCCCGGCGGCCGCCGTGCTTGTGGCCGCCTTCAATGGCGTTGGTGATATAGCCCACAGCGTACCGTTTCCCGCTTTTGGTAACTTGGTAGGTTTTGGCTTTGGCACGGACGGCCACATAGCCGCCGCCGGACCCCATGTGGGGCTCCTGCCAGCCGGCTACCTTGCCGCTGCCGCCGATCTCCTCCCGCACATTGGCCAGGAGGTCCCGGCCCATCTGCTCCAGGGCTCGGCGTTTTGCCTCCGGGAACTGCTTCAGCAGCCGGTCCCAGCTCTCCACCAGCCGGTCGATCCCACGGGTGTCTACGGTCTGCATCACACATCCCCCTGCCAGACGATCTCGTACTCGTTTTTATATGGGTCCAGCACATGGCAGATGGTCACATAATAGACCGCCTTGGCCGGTCCCTCCTGGACAGTAACCAGGTCGCTGGCCTTCAGCTGGATTGCTTTGGGAACCACCAGCACATAGCTGGTTTCATTCTCCGCATGGGTTTCCTCCCGCTCGTACCTGGCGTATTTTTCCGTCAGGACCCCAGGAAAGGTCATGCGCATGGTCTCCGCCGTAGTGGGCCGCCCGGCCTCTCCAACAGTATCCTCGGTCCGGGTGGCTAGACAGGTGACCGGCTCTACCAGGGCGGCCTGCACCCGCAGGTGCAGCCGCCCCTCCGGGAGGATGGCCGAAAGAAACAGGTGCTGCTCCCCCCACAGCAGGGCGTTGTGGAGGGTAAGGGGCTGGCGGCGGAGGATCAACTCCGCCCCCCTTGCCCCGATTCCCACCGAAGAAAACAGGTTTTTCTTTGTCTGGAGGGTGAGCATGGTCCATGTCCTCCGAATGGGCCCCCACTCCCAGGCACCGGGTGCGGTTTCCCGTAGCTCCAGCACATGGACAGCCTTATTCAGCCTCCCCGCGTCAATCTGCTCAGACATGCCTCATACCTCCTCCACCTCGGATGTGTCCAACTTGGACACATCCTTGTAGCGGAGCTGCATTTTCAAGCTCTGCGTCAGATAGCGCATGGAGTTAGCCTCTGCCGCTGTGAGCTCCCGCTTGTCATCCAGATCGGTCACTAGCAGCTTGGCGAGCATCTTAGCCTGGGGGCTCTCCCGGTTAAATCCAGCCCGAATGCCGTCGTCGATCATGCTCTCGGCAACCTCGATGAGGGCCGTCATCTCCTCGTCGGTGGACTCGTAGTCACGGGCATAGGCCCGCGCCTCCTCCACAGTGATCACCATATGTTCTCACCGCTCAGCCCGCTGCCGCGGCCTTGGTGGTAACTTCCCCATCGACGGTCACAGTCACCGTGGGCATGTTAGCCGCCGCCGGGTCGAGGAGCCCGTAGCAATAGGCGTCTGCGTCTGCCTGAATCACGTCGTAGCCCTCAATAACCCGCATTAGGGTGCGGTTCTTCACGAAGCCCGCGTGAGCGCTGGCATCGAAGAACTGATAGGCAAACTCCACGAAGTAGCAGCCGCTCTTGAGGTCGCCGTAGAAAACGGGGGCCTTCGTGCCGGCGGTGCTGTCGTTGGGGAGCTGGGCGTCGGAAAAGACATGGACGGGCAGGTTCTTGAAGAGCTTCCGGGTGGCGTTGGCGGGGTCGGGCTGGAGCATAGGACGCCCGTTGGCGTCTTTTGCCTTGTCCAAGACATTCCAGCCGGTCTGATTGGTGACGAGCACACCTCCCACCAGGCATGCGGGGTCCAGATCCAGGTTGATAGACTCTCCCAGGGCATCCAGGCTGGCCAGTTCCTTGGCCGACTTGCTGGCTTTCAGCGTGTCAAAGATATCCTTATTCTCGCTGTAGATGGCGTTCTTGACGAACCAGTTGTTGAGATATGCGATCAGGCCCGCTTTCTCCACCGCCGTCAGGATGTTGGACACAGGGATAATCATACCCTTGAGGGCGATGGCAAACTTCACCGCCTTGAAGGTGGGGTCCGTACCGTCGGGCACGTCATCGCCGTCGTCAAAGTCCTTCAGGCCAGTGACAGAGCCCGACTCAAAGTCAAAGCTGCCGGAGAGGGAAGACGTGGGGATTACCGTTACCAGGTCCTTGGCGGAGATGTAGCTCCGGCGCAGTTCCCGAATAGTGGTGTCCACGTCCTCAGGGATTAGGTTAGCCTCCCCATTGGTGGCGTTTGTGCCCGTGACCAGCGCCTTCAGCTCGGGCTCCACCGTGATTGCTGCGCGCTCCTCTTCGGAGAGGGGCTGGCTGCGAAGCAGCTTGGCAATAATAGCAAAGCCGGAGATCTCTTTCTTGGAGTCCGGGTCGCTCAGGTCAGTGCCCTCCGGTTCGTCAGGAACCAGCGCCCGCTCCCGCTCATAGAGCCGCTTCTCCAGGTCAAAATCCTTCTGGAGTGCGTCGCACTCGTCCATCAGCTTGGCCGCGTCCTCGCTGCGGCCCTCGTCCTGGGCCTTCCGCGCCTGGGCGAACTTGTCCTGCATCGCCTTGTGGATCGCTTTCATTTTTTTGTTCATCTGTATGACCATACCTTTCCGCTGCGCTCCAAGGCACCAAAGGGAATGAAACCCAGCACCTCTAACGCAGCAAGTCAAA